GATAGCCCGCCAGAATGGCTGGATGAGCGCAAACGACATACGCGAACTGGAGAATCAAGATCGCATTCCCGCAGAGGAAGGCGGCGACCTCTATCTCATCAATGGCAACATGCTTCCGATGGCAAACGCGGGAGCTTTTGCAACTACACCAACTGATAACGGAAAGGAGGATACCGATGAAGACGAAGAAGTTTTGGAGGTGGACGAATCAAGCGGCGACGGAGACGGCACCGATGGAACGAACACTGCACCTCAACGGCACCATCGCAGAGGAAAGCTGGTTTGATGATGACATCACACCCGCGCTTTTCAAGGACGAACTCATGGCAGGCAGCGGTGACATCACCGTATGGATCAACAGCCCAGGCGGAGACTGCGTCGCAGCAGCGCAGATTTACAACATGCTCATGGACTACAAAGGCAATGTCACTGTCAAGATCGACGGCATCGCAGCGTCAGCCGCATCCGTTATCGCAATGGCAGGCACCAAGGTCATGATGTCGCCTGTTTCCATGATGATGATTCATAACCCGATGACCATCGCCATGGGAGACAAGGGCGAAATGGAAAAGGCGATCGACATGCTGGAGGGCGTGAAGGATTCCATCATCAACGCGTATGAGATCAAGACGGGGCTTTCCCGCGCGAGACTCTCGCACCTCATGGACGCAGAGACATGGATGGACGCACACAAAGCAGTCGAGCTTGGTTTTGCCGATGAAATATTGCAAAGAGCGGTAGCGGCAGTCACCGTCGTGGAGGAAGACGATGATGACGAAAACGAAACCGACGATGGCACCGAGCAGGAGGAAAAGAAAAAGCCCGCAGCGTCGATGCTGTTCTCTCGCAAAGCCGTAAACGCGGCGCTCATCAATAAGCTGCAGCACAAAGTGCAGGCGGCGGTAACACCCGCGCCCGCAGAACCCAAAGAACGATCCGTGAAAGACATTATGGATCATCTCAACGACATCAAAAAATTCATTTAACGGAGGAAAACGAAATGACTATTATCGAACTTCGCGCAAAGCGCAATAAGGCGTGGGAGGCAGCAAAGGCGTTTGCCGAAACCCACATGACCGACAGAGGCACCCTCTCCGTAGAGGATGAGGCAACCTACAACAAGCTGGAGGCGGAGATTTCCGACCTTTCCCGTGAGATCGCCCGCAGAGAGAGACAGGAAGCTCTCGACGCGGAGCTTGCAAAGCCCGTCAACACTCCCATCACCGAGAAGCCCATGAGCGGCAAGCAGGATGGTGAGAAGAAGACAGGCAGAGCGTCCGACGAATACAAGGCGGCAATTCTCAACGCACTCCGCTCCAACTTCCGCCAGATTTCCAATGTCCTTTCCGAAGGCGTTGATGCAAACGGCGGCTACCTCGTACCCGAGGAATACGATCACAGACTCATCGACGTGCTGAACGAGGAGAACATCATGCGCCGACTCGGCACTCGTATCACCACCAGCGGTGAGCATAAGATCAACATCGCCGCTTCCACTCCCGCAGCAGCGTGGATTGAGGAGGGCGAACAGCTCACCTTCGGTGACGCAACCTTCGACCAGATCATCATGGACGCACACAAGCTCCACGTGGCAGTCAAGGTAACCGAGGAACTTCTCTACGACAACGCGTTCGGTCTGGAGAGCTACATCCTCAAGAAATTCGGTATGGCACTTGCCAATGCCGAGGAGGACGCATTCATCAACGGCGACGGCAGCGGCAAGCCCCTCGGTTTGCTTGCAGCAGACGGCGGTGCCGAGATCGGCGTAACCGCAGCGTCCGCAACTGCCATTACCGCAGACGAAATCATCAATCTCGTATATTCGCTCAAGCGTCCCTACCGCAAGAACGCAAAGTTCATGTGCAACGACCAGACGCTCGCAGCGATCCGCAAGCTCAAGGATTCCACTGGTCAGTACCTCTGGCAGCCTTCTCTCCAGCAGGGACAGCCCGACCACATCCTCGGCTATGCGGTTGAGACTTCGCCTTATTTCCCGACCATCGAGGCTGGTAAGCCCGCGATCGCGTTCGGTGATTTCAGCTACTACAACATCGGTGATCGCGGCACCCGTTCCTTCGCAGAACTCAAGGAGCTTTTTGCAGGCAACGGCATGGTTGGCTTCGTAGCCAAGGAGCGCGTCGACGGCAAGCTCGTCCTTCCCGAAGCAGTCAAGCTTCTCGTTATGAAGGGCGCGTAATAACGGGAGGTGGCAGTGATGGATGAACTTCTGGCAAAGATCAAGCAAAACTTAAATGTGGATTACGAGGCTGACGACTCCTTGCTGAAGGACTTCATTGCTGCCGCCATCGGTTACGCAGAGAGCTATCAGCACAGGGCGGCGGGCTACTACACGGACAATCCGATGTCCGCCACCACCGAACAGGGCGTGAGAATGCTGGCATCGCACTTCTACGAAAGCCGCGACGGCAGCACAGGCGGTTTCTTCGCTGACAACACGCAGGCAGCGGATCAAGTATGGAAAGCAGTCAATAAGCTGCTCATACTCGACCGAGACTGGAAGGTGTGACATGAGCTTCGGAAAGATGAACAAGTTCATCGATATAGTGGTCATGCGGAAAGCAAAAGACGCGGAAGGATTTGCGACTACCGTTTACGATGTGGTGGCAAGCACACGCGCCTATCGTGAAGGCAGACACGGGACGCAGCGGTGGGCAAACCTCGCTGCGTTCTCCGAAGCGACAGACCTTTTCCGCTTCCGCAGGATCCCGAATTTGACGGTAACAACCGATCACATCATCATGACAGGCGGCGAAACCTTCGATATCACCAGCGTGGAGGATGTCAAGGGGCGCGGCATGTACATTGAAGTTCTCGCAAAAAAGGTGGTGGCAACCAGTGGCAAAAGCTGAAATCCAAATGCCCGAAGATTTCTTGCGCAGGCTATCCCAGCTTGGCGCAAAGAGCGATGAGATCGCAGAGTCGGTGCTGGAAGCAGGCGGTGAGGTGATGGAAAGCAGCATCCGAGCAAAGCTGCAGGCGGTGGTCGGCAGAGATACCAAGTATCCCAGCCGCAGCACAGGAGAACTGGAGCGATCGCTCGGTATGACCAAGGTACGCGTTGACAGAGACGGCAACCATAACATCAAGATCGGATTTGCAGAACCCAGAGCGGACGGCGGCAGCAATGCAAAGCTGGCAAACATTCTGGAATACGGCAAACACGGTCAGCCCGCCAAGCCCTTCCTCAAGCCCGCAAAGAGCGCGTCGAAGGCAGCATGCGAGGCGGCGATGAAGCAGCGTTTCGATGAGGAGGTATCCAAATTATGAGTACACTCGCAGATTTGAATACAGCACTTGCGACGCTGGGGATACCGCTGGAAACAGGCGTCTTCACCGAGCAGGCACCCGACAAGTACATTGTGATCGTACCGCTGACGGACACATTCGCAGTAAACGCAGACAATGCGCCAAGCTACGACGTGCAGGAGGCGCGGGTCTCATTCTACAGCAAGGGCAATTACACGAAAGACAAAAACAGAATCATACGCTGCGTACTGGGCGCGGATTTTGTGATCACAGGCAGACAGTACATCGGTTATGAAACAGAGACCGGCTATCACCACTATGTCGTGGATGTAGCAAAACATTACGAATTCGAACAGGAGGAAACATAACAATGGCAACCATTGGACTCGATAAACTTTACTATGCAAAGATCACCGAGGATGAGAACGGCAACGAAAGTTACGCTTCTCCCACGCCTTTGGCAAAGGCAATGACTGCAGACCTTTCGGTCGAACTGGCAGAGGCAACCCTCTACGCAGACGATGGCGCAGCGGAAATCGTTAAGGAGTTTAAGAGCGGTACGCTCTCCCTCGGCGTTGACGAACTCGGCGCAACCGTTGCATCCGACCTCACGGGCGCGGTGATCGATAAGAACGGCGTCATCATCTCCAGCACCGAAGACGGCGGAGATCCCGTTGCGGTTGGCTTCCGCGCAAAGAAGGCAAACGGCAAATACAAGTACTACTGGCTTTACAGAGTCAAGTTCGGTATTCCCGCGACCAACCTTGCAACGAAGGGCGACAGCATCACCTTCAGCACTCCCACCATCGAAGGCACCATCATGCGCCGCAATAAGGCTGACACCAGCGGCAAGCATCCTTGGAAGGCAGAGGTTACGGAGGGCGATACCAGCGTAGCAGCAGCTACCATCACCAACTGGTACAAGGAGGTTTACGAACCTACCTATACCGCAGCAGCCAATGAAGGAGGTACGACCTAATGACGAATGATCGCAGCGCGGTAATCACTATCGGCGGAGAGGAATATGAGCTTATTCTCTCCACCAAGGCAACCAAGGAGATCGCAGGCAGATACGGCGGTTTGCAGAACCTTGGCGATAAGCTCATGAAAAGCGAAAACTTTGAGATGGCGATCGGTGAGATCGTCTGGCTCATCACGCTTCTCGCAAACCAGTCCATCTTGATTCACAACTTCAAGAACAAGGACAACCAGAGAGATCTTCTCACTGAGGAGATCGTGGAACTGCTCACGGCACCGTATGACCTTGCGGGTTATAAGGAAGCGATCACCGAGGCGCTTTACAAAGGCACCAAGAGAAACATCGAAAGTGAGACAGACGCAAAAAACGTGGTAGTCGAGTAAACGACGAGGATCTGTTTACTCGGCTATTATATTACGGACTGGCACATCTCCACCTCACGATGGATGAGGTGGGACTAATGCCATTCGGACTGCTGCTCGATTTGTGGGAGTGCCACAAACAGTATTCTGGCATATCCAAACCGAAGCGGGAGTACTTCATAGAAGACATTATTCCCGACGGAATCTGACGAAGGGGGTGATGTAAATGGCAGAAAAATTCGGACTCAAGATCGGTCTGGAAGGCGAAAAGGAATTCAAAGCGGCACTGGCGGACATCAACCAATCGTTCAAGGTGCTGGGCAGTGAGATGAAGCTGGTCGAATCGCAGTTCGATAAGAACGACGATTCGGTCGAAGCGCTCACCGCGAGAAACGAAGTACTTGCCAAACAGATCGACGCACAAAAATCCAAAATCGAAGTGCTTCGGGACGCGCTGAAAAACGCTTCCGAATCCTTCGGAGAAAACGACAAGCGCACACAGGCGTGGCAAATCCAGCTGAATAATGCCGAAGCAGCCCTCAATAAGATGGAGCGCGAACTGCGTGAAAACGAAGACGCGCTGGATAACGCGGGCGACGGCATGGACGATGCTGGCAAAGAAGCCGACAAGATGGGCGATGAGATCGAAGATTCTGGTAAGCAGGCGGATGACGCAGGCGGCAAATTCGAAGGTCTCGGCACTATCTGTAAGGCAACGGCAGCCACCATCGCCGCAGCATTCGCAGCGGTAGCGGCAGCATCCGTCGCAGCGGGCAAAGCTCTGGTCGATATGGCGACCGAGGGCGCAGCATACGCGGACGATGTTCTCACGACGGCAACGCAGACAGGCATCGCCACCGATAAACTGCAGGAGTACATGTACGCGGCAGAACTGGTGGATGTGTCCACCGAGACGCTGACGAAATCGATGGCAAAGAACATCAAGTCGATGTCCACGGTTGTCGACGTTTCGGGTGAAGCAGCAGTCGACATGGACAAGCTGGCAAAGGCGGAATCGAAGGCGGCAGACGCAGCGATCAACCTTGAAAAGGCACAGATCGCATACGACGAAGCGGTAAAAGCCAGTGGCGCAGCAGTCGGTAAAGCATACGCAGCAGTCGAAGACGCAATGCTCGGAGTCGAATCCGCCCAAGTCGCTTATAACGCAGCGGTGGAAAAAGGCGGAGCGGACTCGGAGGCAGCACAGAAAGCTGCACTTGCCTTGGAAAAGGCGCAAAACAAACTGACAACGGCGCAGGACGCATACAACACTGCTCTGGCAGAAAGCGAAAGCGGAACCGCAGCGGTGCAAAAAGCGGCACTGGCTGTTGAGCAGGCACAGCTGAAGCTGGCAGATGCACAGGCGGCAGTAACCAGCGCATCACAGCCCGTTGAGCCGAAGATGAACGAAATCACCGAGGCATATCACAAACTCGGTATTGCCGTTTACGACGCTGAAGGCAATATGCGCGACAGCGATACGGTTTACTGGGAGATCATCGACGCGCTGGGCAAAATGGAAAATGAAACCGAGCGCGACGCGATCGCAATGCAGATACTCGGCAAGTCGGCGCAGGAGCTTAACCCTCTCATCGAGGCGGGAGCGGAGCGCATGGCTGAACTGGGTAAGGAGGCGCAGGAAGCAGGATATGTCCTCGGAGACGATGCGCTCAACGCATATGGCGCACTGGACGATCAGC